GGTATTATTTATCAGATATAAATATAGTTTTCTATTAGTTTATTTATTTTCCTCTGTCAAAATTCTTTTTGTAGTCTTTCCTTCCATATCTTTGAATATTTCTGTGTAGGAATTTCTTGCTTTATATTTGACAGAATCTTCTTTTTGTTTTAATGTTTTTATACCTAATGGGTCTCTACCTTGTGGGTGATCATCCTTACCATATCTAACTGGATCTTTTGGTCTACCAACTTTTCCTTCTTCTTCTAATTCAGCTTTAATTTTTTGAATTTCTTCTTCAACATTAGTTGGTTCTTCTGTTCCGGTCTCTTTTGCAGGATCTACACCTTGGGTTTCTATTGATGTTAGACGGAATGCTTGCTTTGTATCTTCTAAAACTTGCAATGTAAGTTCATCTTGTTCATCTTTTGCCATTCCCATAATAGCCTGATACATCCACTCTTTTGAGAACATTTTTGTTTGTTGCATTGATGAAATCAATTGAACTTTTGATGTATATAGTTCAACTTTTTCTTGCTCATATATTTTTGATGGAATTGTTAATTCCAAAGAAAAGTTTGTTAATCTATCATCTTTTATTCCTTGTGCATATAAGTGAACTATTGCTATTTTTGTTAATTCTGATATCAATACTCTTTGTACTCTTTCTATGGTTTTTGCAAATCTAACATCTTGTGCTGCCAATGTTGCTTTACCATTTATATCTTCTTCATAACCTAAAAATGCTTTTGGAATTTTTAATGCAGCCATTAATTTACCTTTCAAGTAATTAATATCTTCAATCATATTGTATTCCAAACCTTTCAAAGTATCAATTGAAGTTCCGTTATCGCTACCACGAACTGGCATATAATAATCTTCAATTAAATTTTGCATATTATATTTCAAATTATAATCACCCGTCTTCTCATCTACAAATGGAACTTTTTTGGATGAATTAATAATTTTTTGCATGTAATTATCAACCTCCGTTGGTGGTATATTTCCTACATCAATTTTGAAAATTCTTTTTTCAGGAGCTCTCATTACTCTATGTATCAACATAGCATCCTCCATTAAAGATAATTGCTTCCAAACTCTTCTACCACCCTCAATCATAGATTTTCCATATGGTAAAAAGTTAGAGTCTGAATTTAATCTGAAATGTGCTATTTCGTAATTTTCATATTCTTTCTTTCCAGATTGTTGAACTGAACTATATGGATTTTGATAAGGTGCGTAAATAAATTTTACTCTTTGTGGATTTTCAATATCAAATCCTTCCAATCTACTCATTTCATATACGGACATTGGCATCACATTCACAATTCCCAAATCTTCTGCTATTTCTAATTGAAGAAAGAAATCTCCGTATTTAACAAGGTTTCTAGTCCATGGCCACAAATTAAATTCTAAGTTCAAAATATCAAAAAATAAATTTTCTAATATTTGTTTAACATTATCATCATCGTGATGAATTTTTAAAACACTACCCATTTCATTTCTAGCCGTACACTCATCAGCGTATATGTCTAATGCAGATGATAGAATAGGATCCATATCCATAGAATCGTAATCTCTAAACAAATCAATACGAATTTGTGCATATGCCATTGATTGTTCTATTTGTCCATTGGACATATTAGATATTTTCAATCGCATATAACGATCTATAAGGTTAGTTGTCATATTTTGATACTCATCCGTATCTACAACCTTTACACCTTGTTCCGTTTTTCTTACAATTGTATTTGTAGAAAATAATTTTTGTAATCTACTAAATATGTTTTTTTCTGCCATTTTTTTATTTATTTTTGTAACCTAATTTTTTTATTTTTTACCATTTTCTACATGACCAATATCTAGCTTTCCATCTTGGACCAGGATTATCACAGTTATGTCTTGCTCTGAAGGATTTTCTTCTTTCTGGATTTGATTTTTTAATTCTCATATTCGGGTCTCCAAAGTTTACCTTCACAACATTACCTTGTCCGTTTTTAACATATACTTTGAATTTCTTAACATCACCTTGCATTGGTTTACCCAACTTTACGGTTCTACCTTGATATTCTGCTTCAAACATACATGGACAGGTTGCTTCACTTAATTGTTGAGTATATTCTCTCATAAATGTAATAAATTCAACATGATCATCGTAATTATCAACATCATATTCTAATGGTTCTACTTTACCATAGTTAATTTCATCATCACTATCCCTTCTTTCGGGGTGATTTGGCATCTGATCTTCTTTTTTTAATTTCATTTCTATTTCATTTACTGGTACACAATTTGGAACCATTTTTCCGTTTTTCATTTTTCCACCAACTTGTTTGTATCCTTCCCAACAATCTTCACATAAACAACCATCTTCCTGCATTTCAACACTTTCTTTACAAGTTCTCCAACCACCACCTTTCTTTTTATAGTTTTTTGCAGCCCATCCGTTTGCATATGCAGATGGATATACATCAAATTTAGATTTTGCAGCTGCCTTAGATGCCGACCATTTACCTGGATCGGTTGGACAGTTTTTTTCTAAAAATAAATTTAATTTTTCTTCTATATTCATTTCATTTTTTTTACGTCCCTGACAATGTGCTCTTTGACTAAATCCCTTTGGATTACTACAATCAATTGAGCGTTTATATTTTTTACTCCACTTTTCGTTCATATTAACTTGGTGGATTATATTTTTTATTACTTCCCTTTTTATCCCAACTCACTCTAACAGGTGCTTTTCCTTTTCCTCCATCTCCTTTATCACCTCTACCTTTATCATTTTGTTTTGCTCTTTTTCTTTTAACAAAACTTGCTCTACCCTTTTTACCCAATTTAGATGCAGCTGCCGATGATAAACAAGCAGCGTATGCTTCACCGTCTTTACCACCACCACACTTTCCTATTCTCTCACCTTTACTATTATATCTATCCCATCCACCTCCACCTTTACCACCCCACTTACCTTTACCAAACCACTTGCGAAGGTCTTCATCAATTTCTAACAATATATCGGTTAGTTTTATCATATTAATAGTTTCAATCTATAAATATAAAAAAATTAACGAAGTAACCAAGTTAAGTTTTCTTTCTCTCCTCTACCTAAATCCATTTCATATGGGTTTTGACCAGAAAAGCCTGTGGAATATACTCCATCGTACTTTGCTATCTGTGTAGAGTTTAACATGGTTCTTGTCAAATCAATTCCTTCTTGTCTTAATCTCAATGCAGTATTCCTTACCCAAAGTCCTATTGCCATCGCCATAACCAAATCATCATTATATCCCTTCATAGCTTCTGCTCTACCCCCACTCCATATAAAAGTAAATAATTCATCAATTAATCTAGATGACCTTATTAATATATCTTTATCACCTATGTAAGTGTCCAAAGTAGAAATAATTAAAGGACGTGTTTTTGATGTAGTAGAAAATCCTGCAACCATTTGTTTTTCTTCTCTATAATGTTTATTTGTTATCTGTCTTTCAACATCAATATACTTCAAATCATTACTCATATAAAACAAATTAGGATACCCTCTGTCAATTATCTGTTGTATAGTTGCCCAACCAACATTTGAATTTTCAACCACCAATAAAGCGTTATTATATTCGGTTGATAATGCAACTAAAAAATTACCAAAATCTTTTGTTTCTACTTTTCCTCTATATTCGGCAACTTGCGATGAATCTTCAATATCAATAATTTGTGCAGTAGAATAATCTGAACCATCACCACGTGCAACGTCTGCTACAACCATATATTGTTTATTATAGTTTGGATATTCCCAAATCCAAAGATTATTATCAAATCCTCTTTTTTCAACAGGATCCATAACATATGTATCTTTATACCAACTCAATAATGCCGGGTCAATCACAGTATCACCAGAACCGATAAAGTCACAATCGCATTCTTGCGCTGCTCCTTTAACTCCTAAAATTCTAGTTTGTTCATCTCTCCAAGCCTGATTTCTTTCTGGATGAACTGTCCAATGTAAATTTATATTATTAAATCCATTACTACCATTTTCACCCTCTACCCACATTTTGTGAAACCAATTACCGACACCATTTGGTGTAGATAATACAATAGCAGAACCACCCGTTGATAAGGTTGATTGTGCTGATAACCATATCTCGTCAATATCTCTAATGAATGCTGCCTCATCTACGACAAGTAATGATAGGGCTTCAGAACGTCCTGCATCTGGAGAAGATGCGATTGCTTTTACTTGAGAACCATTTTTTAATTTAAGAGAAAGTTTGTTATCTTCAACGGAACTATTACCACCATCTCTCAACCATACAGGAAGTAAATCGTGCATTACTCTTACCTTTTCTACAAGATTTTTTGCTACTGTTACTTTTGTTGCAATTACAAGTGCATTAAAGTCTTGATTGAATATCATTTTCCAAAGAATAAATCCTGCTGATAAGGTTGATAAACCTAACTGGCGGGATTTTAGAATAATGTTAAATCTATTTTCTTTAAAATCAGTTAAACAACTTTCTTGAAATGGATATAAATGAAAAGGAATCTTTCCTCTTGTTGGATGTTGAATAACACAATATTTTTTCATAAAGTAAATGGGGTCTGCCGCACATTTACGATATTCTTCCGCAATTAATTCTTTAAGAGTTTTTTGTGGTTTTCCTTGAACATTCATATTAATTAGATTTTTTTCCTATTTTCCAATACATACCAAAGTTTGCATATGGATCTAATTTTTCAGTTCCGTTCAGAACGCCTAAATTTAATTTGAAGATTTTATCTTTTTTAGTTTTCAATAATAAACCTCCACCTATACCTTTGAATAAATCTTGTTTATCAAAAGTTGCATCAAAACCATAGTAAACTTGAACCTTTGGTGGTTCTTTTAAATATACTGTTTCCGTTATTAATCTTTCTTTTACTTGTGCTTTATATATTCTATGAGCAATTTTATTTTCGGATATTGTATCTTGAATAAATACAAATCCCAAACTATCATTTAATTTTAATGTATCTTTATAAACATTTTTAGCAAAATATGCTCTTATTATTTC